GGTTCGGACACCGAAATGATCATAAAGAGAACCAATTGCCCAGCCTGTCACCACTGGTGACGTGATTTTTGGGGTCAGAAAATCGGTAGAATCACCCGGATTATCCTGAGCGCCCATGAAGCGCTCGAAGTTATTCCAGATGATCCGAAGAGGAACAGCGAAGAAAAAGAACTGCATATACATCCGGTCCATGACCGGATTTTTTAAAGCAGAGGAGGTGAGCCGAGCGAAGACCTGAGCCTTGAGATTCATCGTATCGCCTGGCAAAGCCAGATCGATAAAGAATGGAGTCAGCTCATCGAAATTCATCGTGTCCTTCGCACTGTGTGAGCGGTCGAAAGAACTTCGACCTGTGTTGACCGAAGGGGTCATGGAAAAGCGAGAGGCTGCGTTGCGATCACCGAGATTCATTTTTTGCTCCTTTTAAAGTTTGAGGAATTTTTGAAGTCGCTCGACAAATTTCTGTTTTTGGATCCGGGCGCGCGCGGTGTTTTTGGTAACGCCCGCTTTCTTAATTCCTCGAGAGTCACGGCCGGGCTCTCTGAGAGATCGATCGCGCGCAGCTGCAATGATCGCAGCGTCGGCTTTCTGCGGGTGGATAACGGTTTTAAACTCAATCCAGTCCTCCAATCGGTTTTGTTTGAGCCATTTTTCATAATATCGTGGGATGGATCCAGCGGGTCGTCCGTCTGGAAGAATCACTTGGCCGTAGTTAAAGACGTCCCGCCAATAAACATCGAGCCAAGCTTTTCCGATAGCATTGCGAGAAGACTTTCGGGATATGGGCTGGTAATCATGAGCATCATCATTTCCGTGTACCAGCTTCTTAGCTGAGTATCGGGCACAATACCCAGCAGATTCAAAAGTGACGTTGCCCACTTCAACCGAACCGTGTCCCCATAGGGACGACAGATTTCGTGAATCAAAAATTTGATCTCCTCTCTCATTTGTTCGTTTGAAAGTTTGGTCACGTGGTTCCCATCCAAAAATGAGAGCGTGCCAGTGGGGTCGCTTGGTTTTCTCTCCATATTCTCCTGTGACAAATATACCGATTTGTCGGTTCGGGTTGGCAAAGCGAAGTCGCTTCATGAAAAGTTGAAAGTCACGGTAAACAAGTCTCGTTGGGTCTCGGCCATCTTTTTTGGCGAGTTCCGCCAAAGCCTCGTCTGAGTAAGTCAAGGTGACAAATGAATTTTCGGAATGCATCTGCGCCTCGTGGACGCAGCGGACCGCCCACTGGCGGGCATAATCGAGGCGGCATTCTATACACTTCCCACAGGGAAGTTGAAAAGAAGCGTACTCTTTGCTATAGGTTTTGGAGGACCAAGAGATGGTTTTACCATCAGCCTTAAAGCCGACGGTCCTCGGGGACGTGCAACGCATTTTGCATTTTCCTGTAAGACTCAGCGCGTAAGGGCGCTGGGTTTTAGTCGGTTAAAGGCGAATTCCGCCACGCATTCGTCGTGGATTGGCAACGTTTATTTTGTGCGTGCCAGAAGCTTTTCGGAAATTCCGGCGGCTCTCAGAGCGAGACATAGGGCGCCTTTTCATGTGGTCCTCCAGTAAGGTGAAGGGTACTGACAGGAGTATTCCTGTCAGTGGGCCTAATTACAACAAGGAAGTGAATTAGGCCCAGCTGGTTTAACGCTATTGCTTTCGTTTCAAAGCGATCGCTTTGACGATGTGACGCGGGGTATCGAAAAGCTTCGCTTTTCCGCTTTCATCATCGAAGGATCCGAGGTGATAGAGATCGAAGTCGTCAGAGTACTCGAAAAGAAAATTGCCTTTGGTCGAGTCATTGACTGCCGCCTCAAACATCCGCTCGGCTTCGCCGATCGTCTTGGCGGCTTTGGGTGGTTGATAGCAATTTCCTTTAGAATCTCGAACGGTGAAGAGTTGGTGCTCCATGTGAACTCCTTTACCGGCAACGATGCCGGTTGTCGTTTCCTCCAGCGACATGCTGGAGGCTTATTGGTTGGTGTTTAAATGCCATCAGTGGCATTGGCGTGGCCGGAGAGGGCTCCCCTCGCCCTCTCCACGTTTCCCCACACCCGCGGGCCATCCGGGCTCCCTCAGACGCCGTGGATGGCTGGGCCGGTCATCGTGACCGGCTAAGAGGCCTCGCGTGGGTATGCTCAGCTCGAACTGACCGCGCTTGCGCTTGGTTGAATCCGGGAGAGTACTCCCGGATTTTTAGAGGATTAGGGCTTGGGGTCTGGTTTTTTATCATCGTCGACTTTTTTTGTTGTGTTTTGAGAGTTAATTGTTTTTTCGTCGACTTTTGGTTTGAGAAGACCCATTTGGATAGCCCTTTCCTGATGATTAGGATTTTGAAGCCAGGGAATTAAATTCCCTGGATCGTTAGCGAGCTCCGCTCGGAAGTAAGACGGCAAAGCCTCGAAGGCCTGTTGGGCCTTCGCTATTTGATTAAGGGACGACTGATAGTCGCCCATTTCAGAGAGATCGGCGTAAACGCCTTGAGGATTGGGAAGGTTGCGGAAAGATCCGCCGGATTTTAAATACCGGGACATGATCTTGTTCAAGTCACAGGCCTCCGCCATGTGAGCTTGGGTTTTGGATTTTTTTTCGAAGAAGGTCTGGACACGGATGGATCCATCCGGTCGTTTGGTCGTCACCGTTTTCACTTTTTTCCTCCCATTTGAAGTTTTTTGTAGGTCTCGGCCGCATTTTTTTTGGACTGTTCCCAGTTGGTGAGCGGTTTCGCGTACGCTTCACCCGCGTCGTTGAGTTTCCTCCACAAGCGGCCGAAGAATTCGCCCTTTTCAGCATCACGACCGAGAGCCTTCGTCTCGGTCTCTGTTTTTCGTTTCTGAGATTGCATGAGCTCATTCTGGGTGGCTAGGTTTTTGACTTCACCTGCTTGCTTCGCAAGCGCTCCTCTCATCATCGTAAGCTCCATCGCGTGCGCTGCCGCGCCCTCGAAGACGTTGGACATGGAAGCGGAAGCACCAGGAGCCCCTGGTGCCCCGCCATTGAGGGACATGAGAGGATTGAGACCAGCGGCTTTAAGGTCGGCAACCTCGCGCTGGTGCGCAGTTGACGACATCATTTCTTGGAACGCCATCTGGTCTGCGGCAATGCCGCGGTTTGCCTGGTTGGCTTGGGCTTGGCCGGCAGCGGCGAGCCCCATGCCCACCCAGGGTGCGTAAGAAGCTGCCGTAGCGCCGGCACCGGCAGCGGTGGATCCAGCGGCTCCGCCGCTGGAAGCGAGCCAACCGCCGGCTGCAGGAGCTAGAAAATAGGCGCCGGCGGCCGCGCCGAGACCGCGCATGTTGCCGCCGCCGAAGACACCGCCGCCCTCTTCGTCGGAGAAGGATCCTCCGACGCCAGGAATTTCGAACCGAAATTGCTTTTGATGCTGGCGAGCCAGCAGGGTTTGAATTCTCAACATTAGAACCTCCCGAGGGTCGCTGGAATGGGTCGAGCGACCATCGGTCGTGCATGGGTATAGCGGAAAGCCATGTCGACGAGAAGATCAGGACCGGTCGTAACAGCCAGAGCTCGGTCAATGGGAGAATTCAATTCAACGAACTCATCGTTGAGAACGGGCAGGGACGCGAAATCTTGAGCCTGGGTCCAGGCATCAAGAGAACTGGCTGCATCAGAACGGAACTGGCCTCGGATCTCGGAAGGACGGAAGCGGCATTCGCCCCATCGCTCGTTATAACCGAAAGGCTCGAGGTCGGCAGAGGTCCCCTGAGTGAAGATCTCGCGGTTGAGCACCGCTTGCTCTCCCATGAGTTGGAGCTTCGGCCAGAAGAAATCGAACCTCGTATCATAATACATCATCCGGTTCGTGCCCTGTTGATAGGTGATCTCGGATCTTGCACAAGCAAGCCCGATGACCACCGAATGCTCGGTAAAGGCTTTGACGAAGCCAATGCCTTGGCCAGAAGCGGTCCCATAGGCCGCAACCTGTCCGAGAGCATTGCTGCCTGAGGTGGCGGAGGTCTGGGGCACGACATTGGAATTGATGTCGATCACGGAACCGCCGAGGTACTCGGGACGTTGAAGACGGAAATCAGGAGAGACCACATTGAAATGGTTCAAGAGAATTTCCGTGAACCGCGTTCCGCCACGAGCATCGAGCTCGAGCAGGGATTGAACCATAAACGCCTGCCTGAGCTCGTTGATGGTGGCGGCAGTCGCGGCGGTAAGGTCAGCGTAAAGACCTTCGCCGGCAGTGGAAGAGCTCAGCGTGATATCGTTGTCGGCGCCGCCGGTTTGATCACGAAACCGCTGAGAAGCGGACGTAGAGGTACTAAAAACCGTCGGATACTGACCGATGCCTGCGTTGGTATAGATCGGAGCAGAGCTCCCAAGCGGCATCTCAACGGCATCGCCTTTTTGAGGCCAGGGAAGACAGGCCGTGAAATAATCGTGCGGTTTGTTCTTTTTTCGAACGACGTAATCCGTCGCGGAATCGGGACCGTCGTCGAGATCAACCGGAATGGAATCCTGAAGGTTCTGATCGCGGAACCAGGTGTTGTAAATCAAATTGTAAGCGCGACCGAAGAAATTGTGAGTTGTTACATTGGTCACGCCGGTTCGGACACCGAAATGATCATAAAGAGAACCAATTGCCCAGCCTGTCACCACTGGTGACGTGATTTTTGGGGTCAGAAAATCGGTAGAATCACCCGGATTATCCTGAGCGCCCATGAAG